TAGACATAGAAGACATGAACAAATGAAAAAGCAAGACAAAGAAAGATTTGATAAATTAAAAAGAATTGGTTGTATTGCTTGTTCTAAAAAAGGTTTATTTTCTGAACCTATAATTCATCATATTAGAAAGCATACAGGATTAGGATTAAGACCACCACACGATCAAACTATTCCTTTATGCCCACAACATCATAATATGGGAAATGAATCAGTACACTTAAATAAAACAAAATTTGAAGCACTGTTCGGAACAGAACTTCAATTATTAGAAGAAGCTAACCAAAAAATAAAACAACTAGAAAAGGAAAGTATATTTTATGACAAAGGAAACGAATAAATTTCATGCATTACAATTGTTTACAGATACATTTACTGCTGAAACTGTCCATTTAACTAACGAAGCTATAGGAATATATATTAGACTATTAAGCTTTGCATGGACTAAAAATGCTAAACCTTTTACTACTGAAAATGCTTATAGAATTTGTCAATGTAAAACAGATGATTGTTGCATAAATGTCTATGAAGTTTTGCAAGAATTTTTTATATTAAATACAGAAGATAAAGAAAATCGTAATAAAAACACATGGACACAAAAAAGATTAGTACATGAGCATGAGTATTTAACTAATAAGTACAATGCTAGAGCAGAAGCTGGTAAAAAAGGGGGTCTAGCAAAAAGAGATTTAGCTACAAGCAAAACTCAAGCACCTATACCTATACCTAAACCTATACCTAATAATAATATATATGACGAATCTTTTGAAAGACTATGGAAAGTATTAAAAATTAAAAGAGGCTCAAAGTTCAAAGCCTATAAGGAATTTAATAAAATAAATGTTGAAGAAATTACCAATGAACAAATGGCAAGGATTTATAACAATCAAATAAAAGGTATAGAAGATAATAAATTTGTGCCTCATTTTAGTACTTGGCTATCTCAACGAAGATGGGAAATGGAAGATGAAAACAATCCAATGCCCGATATTATTGATAGACTTGTTAATCTTGGCTATATTCATAAAGGAACAGATGGTAATTTTGAATTGTTTAATAAAGATGGTAAAAATTATAAAATAGACATTTTTGACGAAAAACATCAAATGCAATTAATTCAATGATTGTTATTCTAAGAATTTTTAAGTATTGCAGAAAAAGGATTATTGCATTAAGTATCGAGAATAGACAATTAAAAATGCAATTAGAATATCTTAGAGCCACATTAAACCAAGATGAACATACAAAGCATTAAATATGGCAGAAAAAAGATTAAAATTAAATATGAGATATTAAAAAATTTATATGGATTTTATGAGCCTAATAAAAACTTGCTTGTATTTGATAAAAGAGTAAAAGGAATAAAGTTGTTTAATACAATAATGCACGAGTTATTTCACATAATAATTTATCAATCAGGAATAGATGTAAATAATAGGGGAGAGGAACCTATTGCACAAGCTATTGGAGATGGATATGAAAAAGTATTTAGACAAAATCCTAATTTATGGAACTCTTTAACTAAACTATTAAAAGGATAATATGGAAATTATAGAAATGGATATAAGTGAAATAAAACCTTATAAAGATAATCCTAGAGAAATTTCACAAGAAGCAGTAAAAAAAGTTAAAAATTCTATATCAGAATTTGGAAATAATCAACCTATCGTAATAGATCAAAATAATGTTATAGTTGTCGGTCATACTAGATGGAAAGCATTAAAACAACTTAATAAAACTAAAGCTTATGTAATTAAAAAAAATTTTGACAAAAATAAGGCAGTTGCTTATAGAATTATGGATAATAGATCGGGTGCTGAATCTAAATGGGATAAGCAGTTACTTATGTCTGAATTACAAGTTTTAAAAGATAATAAATTTGATTTAGATTTAACAGGATTTGATGCATTAGAACTTAAAGACATTATATTAGATAAAGATTTATTTGAACCTACTGATAAAGATGATCAAGGAAAGCTAGATCAAGACACTAAAGAAATATGTCCTGAATGTGGCCAAGTTATCAATGGATAAAGGATTATTTATAGACTATTGTAGTTATGAAGCTTCTAAATATGCAGTATTAAATTATCATTATTCTAAAGCTATGCCATCTGGAAAATTAGTTAGATTTGGAGTATGGGAAGATAAAGAATTTATAGGCTCGGTTTTATTCGGTTCTGGGGCTAATCCTAATATGTCTAAAGTAGTTAATCTTACACCTTATGAAGTATGTGAATTAGTTAGAGTTGCTTTAAATAAGCATAAAAACCCTGTTTCTAAAATAGTTTCATTCTGTATGAAGAAATTAAGAAAAGACTTTCCTAATATAAAAGCAGTAGTAAGCTACGCTGACCCTATACAAAATCATAAAGGAAAAATATATCAGGCTATGAATTGGCTATATTTAGGCGAAACTAAAGGTGCTACACATTTTACACAAGATGGAAAATTTTATCATTCTAGAACTATTAATCAAAAGAATAGAGAAGATTCAGATTTTAATCGAGATGAATTTACTAAAGTAAATATGAAAAAATATAAGTATATCTATTTATTTGATAAATCTTTAAAAAAAATAATAAATGGAGAATTAAAAGAATATATTGCGTAGGCTTTAGAAAGGCTAGGTGGTACCCCCACTTAGATAGGAGGTGCGATTCCTACCCCTACGCTCCACACTTGAAATTAAACTAAAAAAGGACATAATAAGCTATATGGCAAGACCTATGAAAAAAATAGATGAAGAAGCAGTAAAGAAATTAGCCCAATTACATTGCACTTATGATGAGATTGCAGAATTTTGTGAGGTTTCTACAAAGACTTTACAAAGGCATTATGTCCACCTTATAAAAAAGGGTAGAGAGATGGGCAGAATAAGTTTAAGGCGTGCACAGTTCGAGAAAGCTTTATCTGGGAATGTAGTTATGCAAATCTGGTTAGGAAAACAACATTTAGATCAAAAAGATAAGATAGAACAAACAACGTACAACGAACCCTTACCATTAATTATTAATGCTAAACCAGATGAAATAGAAGATGTCAAAAAAAAAGGGTAATGTATTCGGTGCAGTTATTGAATATACTAAAACAGAAAAAGGAACATCTATTGGTAGAAGAAAAATAACAAGCACTATGAACAAACACAAAAGAAGACAACAGAAAGCAAAGTATCGTGGACAAGGAAAATAAGAGAAGCAACTTCTATCCTACAGGCGAGATAATAGATTATAGCTTACCTCAATCATTTACAAAAGCATTACATGGTAAAAGTTGTGGCGATTGTGGTTTATATAGCAACAAGTGGTCATTTTGCGGTAGATGGGGAGCAAAAGCTGTCAAAGATACTTATGTTTGCCATGATTGGCGACAACGACATTTTAAAAGATAAAACTATAAATTTTGTAAGTTGTGTGATATTTATGCCACATGGCTAAATTTAAAGGACGATCTGTTAAACTTAATAAACCTATGCGTGGGGATGTTAAGAAATTTAAAGTATTCGTAAAGAATAGAAAAACAGGAAGAATAGTTAAAGTTAATTTTGGCGATAAAAAGCTATCTATCAAAAAGAATATTCCAGCTAGAAAAAGATCATTTATGGCAAGATTTAGACCTATACTTGCTAAAGCTAAAAGATCAGGAAAACAATTAAATACAACTCCTGTATATTGGGCAGTTAAATCATGGCAAAAAGGGTTTAAAGTTTAATGGATAAGATTATTTATAAATTTTGTGGACTTATAGATAACTGTTTTGCATGGCTAGAAAGTAAATTTAAAAAGAAAAAAAAGAAATAATTATGGGTAGGACAATGAACTATTACTTTACAGGAATGTTAATTTTATGTTTTGTATTTCTTGCCTTTTGTGTGAGGCCATTATGAAAATATCTGACAATACATCTGTTGCACTACCATTAAGAAATCTAATTGCAATTATAGGAACAGTAGCTTTAGGTGTTTGGGCTTACTTTGGTGTGATTGAAAGAGTTAACAACCTAGAAACTAAAAACCAATTATTTGAACAAGACTTATTAGAGGCGAGTACGCAGAAACCCATAGACCAAGAACAATTTATGCTTATTGAAGATTTGTATAAAACAACTGAAAAGCTAGAAACTACACAAGAACAAAACATGACCAATAAGGTTAATATTGAGTTTCTAAAAGATCAGGTTGAAAAGCTACAAAGAGATGTAGAAAAATTAAAAGATAAGCAGAGAGATTTTTCAAATGGTAATGGGCATGGTTGAGATAGTTGTAGCATTATTAATGATAGTTAATGGAGAAATAAAAGAACATAGAATACAAGAATCCATGAGTAATTGTTTAAAAGGAAAAAGAATTGCTATGCGTAGCAACACAGGTAATAATGTAGAATATCAATGTATCAAAAGTGAAGCTGAAATAGAAATTTATTTAGGTGCAAAATCTATTAAAAAACTAATATTAAAATGACTAAATTTATTTTAGCTTTCTCAATCTGTTCTGCAATTAGTGGATACTGTGATAATACAATGACAATAGATAAAAAATTTAACAATTGGTCAGAATGTGTTATAGGTGGTAGTCAATTAACTATTGCTTATGCAGAAAAAATGGAAGAAAAAGTAAATAAGGATAAATTGTATATTACTTATTTCTGTAATGAAGATCACTCTCACAAAACCCCAGCTTAAAGTATCATCAAGCAAATCAAGGTTCAGAGTATTAGTATCTGGTCGTAGATTTGGTAAAACATATTTATGTATTACTGAAATAATGAAATATGCAACACAGATTAATAAAAAAATCTGGTATGTAGCACCTACTTTTAAAATGGCTAAAGAGATTGTTTGGTCAAATCTTAAAGATATGCTTTCTCAATTTAATTGGATAGAAAACATTAACGAATCTAATATGACTATTACTATTAAAAAAACAGGCAGTAAAATATCATTAAAGGGTTGTGATAATTATGATAGCTTGAGGGGAGTAGGGTTAGATTTTTTAATACTAGACGAATTTGCTGACATTGAAGAAAAAGCTTGGACAGAGGTATTAAGAGCGTCTGTATCTGATACCGAGGGAGATGTACTTATGTGTGGTTCTCCAAAGGGATATGGTAACTGGTCGTATAGAATGTACCTCAAAGGGCAAGAGGGCGACAAGGAATGGGATAGTTTCCAATTTACTACCTTGCAAGGTGGTATGGTATCAGAAGCTGAAATAGAACAAGCTAAACAGGATATAGATATTAGAACTTTTAGACAAGAGTTTGAGGGTACATTTGAGAACTATGCTGGTAGTGTTTATTATAACTTTCACCCTGTAGAAAGTGTAGTTGATAAACAAATAGATTGGACAAAACCACTACATATTGGCATGGACTTTAATGTGGATCCAATGAGTGCTTGTGTTGGACAAATAGAAAAAGATAAAATATTTTTTTTAGACGAGGTTATAATTTATTCAAGTAATACTGATGAAATGGTAGAAGAAATAAGAAACAGATATGGAACTAAGATACCTATATTTATTTATCCTGACCCAGCTTCTCGTCAAAGAAAAACTTCTGCTGGTGGTAGGACTGATTTAAGCATATTACAAAATGCTGGATTTAAAGTTAAATGTAAAATTAAACACCCAGCTGTTCGTGATAGGATTAACGCTGTTAATAGCAAACTCAAAGATTCTAATGGCAATAGGCATATTTTTGTTTCCAAAACTTGCAAAACTATTGTAAAAGGATTACAAAGACAAATATACAAGGAGAACACTAATATTCCTGATAAGGAAGATGGCTTTGATCACATGAATGACGCAATAGGCTACATGGTAGATTTTTTAAAACCTCTTACTACACAGGCACAGTTTTCTCGACCAACAAGATGGGCAATAAAATAGTATGGCATACACTAGAGATCAAGCATTAGACACTCACAAAGATTATTCAGAAACTATTAATAATTGGGAGTATTATATTAGATCATATAATGGTGGCTATGACTATATGATTGGTCAATACCTAAATAGATACAACCTAGAATTAGATAACGAATTTAACCAAAGATTAGCTAATACTCCTTGTGATAACCATTGTAAAAACATCATACAAATTTATTCATCATTTTTATTTAGAGTTAGACCAAGTAGAGATTTTGGAGATATGCAAGATGAACCTAGTTTAGAATCATTCTTAAAAGACGCTGACCTTGAGGGTAACAATTTAAACTCTGTAATTAAACAAGCACAAAACTATGCTTCTATTTATGGTCATTGTTTTATGATGTTAGATAAACCAAATGTAACTACAAACACTAGAGCCGAAGAATTAGATCAAGATATAAGACCATACTTATCAATCGTTACTCCAGAAAATGTTTTAGATTGGAACTTTCAAAGACAAGTTAATGGTAAGTATGAACTTAACTATTTAAAAGTTAGAGAAGAAGTAGATAAGAGTGGTGGTACTTACATGAGAATTTGGTATCCAGATAAAATTGATACTATTTATATGGAAGAAAGATCAGAGCCTAGATTGATAGATAGTGTTCCAAATATGATAGGTAAAATACCAGCAGTTATTTTATACAATTCTAAATCACATAAAAGAGGAATAGGTCAATCAGATTTAACTGATATTGCTGATTTACAAAAGGCTATCTACAACGAGTACTCTGAAATGGAACAATTAATTAGATTAACTAACCACCCATCATTAGTTAAAACTCCAAGTGTAAATGCTAGTGCAGGTGCTGGTGCAGTTATAGAAATGCCTGATGAAATGGAGCCTAATTTAAAACCATATCTATTACAGCCATCTGGTCAAAATTTAACTGCAATAATGGATTCTATAAATAACAAAGTAGATTCTATAAATAGGATTGCACACACAGGTGCAGTAAGAACACAAAAAACAGGCATTACTTCTGGTGTTGCACTACAAACAGAATTTGAATTATTAAATGCTAGACTATCAGAAAAAGCTGACAACTTACAAATAGCAGAAGAACAACTATTTAGACTATATGCTTTATTCCAAGATACTACATTTGATGGAGAAATAAATTATCCAGATTCATTTAATATTAGAGATTATGCAAGTGATTTAGTTTTCTACCAACAAGCAAAAGCTATTGGTGTTCAATCTCCTACACTAGCTAAAGAAATTGACAAAGAAATAGCAAGAGCAGTAATAGATGATGATGCTAAACTAAATGATATTTTTGATGAGATAGATGTAAAATCAGAAGTAGGAGAATTTACACAAGACGAGCCACAACAAGAAGATCAAGAAGTGGAAGAAGAAGAAATTTAATGAATGTCAGATATAGTCAAAGAAGCTACAGAATATCGTATCAAGCAAATTGAATTAGCAGAAGCTAAATATTATAAAACACTTATAGCTACATTAGATAGAATAGAACGAGAAGTTATTTCATTAGCTAATAGATTACCAACACAAGATGGTAAATTAATTGAACTACAATCAGCTATAGCTATTCGACCAAGAATAAAATTTATATTAGAAAAGGAATATTTAGCATGGTCAGATACAGTTGTTAGAGAGGGATTTAATAAACAAGCTAAAAGAGTTAATAAATCATTTAAAGCTATATTAGAAAAAGCTAAAATAAGAAATAAACTTTCAGCAGAAGATTTAGCAAAGTTTTCTGAATTAACTAAAGGCGATTTAGCATTAGTACAAAATTTAAAACAACAATACTTTACACAATTTAAAGATGTATCTAATACATTTACTAGAAGATTATCAGAAAAGGTTTATCAGAATACATTAGTTGGTAGCGAGTTTGCAGTATTAGAAAAAGAACTAAGACAAACTATTAATGGTATTTATGCTAGTGCAGATGACCCAGAAGCACAAAGGTTAATTGATTATATAAATGAAAATAAATTTGATAAATCAAAAAGGGCTATTGTTGATAAATCTATACAAACATTACAGTCTAAATTTGCTAGAGATAGGGCTGGGGAAAACATGAAAAGATATGCTGGGCAAATATTAAATGATTCTTTAAGAGATTTTGACGCAACCCTTAATTTTAATAAGTCAAATGATGCTGGATTAACTTATGTTAAGTATTATGGCGATGTAATACCAACTACTAGAGAGCATTGCGAAAAGATAATTAATGGGGTATATGATAAGAGGAAAAGTGGACTTTTCACAATTGATGAAGTCAAATCACTTTGGGCAAGTAGAAGTTGGAAAGGCAAGAAACCTGGTAATCCTTTAGTTGTTCGTGGTGGATATAATTGTCGTCATCAATGGTCTTATGTCAATCCAGATTGGTATGACAGTAAAGGCGAACTAATAATATAACAATAGGAGAACAAATGTCCGAAGAACAAACAAATGTTGCACCAGAAGTAGCAAATGAAACACCAAAAGAAGAAGTAAAAGTAGAAACACCGAAACAAAATACTTTTACGCAAGAACAATTAGACAACATAATTAAAACAAGACTTGAAGCAGAAAAATCTAAGTATGAAAAAAAACTTCAAGAAGAAGAAAAGCAAAAACAAGAAATTTTAAAACAAGAGCAACTTAAAGAAGCTAAGACTAAGCAAGAATTAGAAAAGATAATGCAAGAAAGACTATCTGAAAAAGAACAAGAACTTAGCAGATATAAAAATCAAATAAAAAAAGAAAAGGTAGATAATTCCATTTTATCTGTTGCTTCTTCAAACAAAGCTATTAGCCCAGCACAAGTTGTTGCTTTATTAAAAGATGAAGTGAAGTACACAGATGATGGTAGAATAGAAGTAGTTGATAATAATTCTAATGTACGATATAACGCACAAGGAGAACTACTTACAATTGAAGATAGAGTTAAGGAGTTTTTAGATAGCAACCCACACTTCCGTCAAGGGTCGTTGTCTGGTTCAGGAAGCCAGAGTGCTATTGGTGGTAAAACTGTTAAACCTTTTAACCTACAGGACTTGGACTTAACAAAGCCAGAAGATCGTAAAGCCTATGCAGAATATAGGAAGAAACGAGATTCAGGTGCTGTTGAGATTAATTTAACAAAATAACCTTAATAGGATAATAAAATGGCAAACGAAAGCACAAGTTCTACGCTATCGGAACTATACACAGAGATAGTAGCTGAAGCACAATTCGTAGCTTCTGAAAAATCCATCATGAGAAACTTAGTTAAAAACTATGCGATCACTGGTGGTGGAAAAGCAGTTGAAGTTCCTGTTTATGCAAATGTATCAGCATCAGCAGTAGCAGAAGCAACTGATTTATCTAACACAGCAATCAACCCTAGTTCAGTAACTATTACTGCTTCTGAGGTTGGTGTTATGACTACTCTAACTGACTTAGCAAGAAATTCAGCACCAAGAAATGTTGCTGGAGATATTGGTAAATTGTTTGGAGAAGCACTAGCAAGAAAACAAGACGCAGATTTAACTGCATTGTTTGATGGCTTTTCAAGTGCATTAGGAGATGGTACAGGTGCTATTTCATCTGCTTCAATCTTCCAAGCACTTTCAACTTTAAGAGAAAATGCTCTTAACATTGACGAGTGCGCAGTTGTTCTACACCCTAAAATCGCTTATGACTTAAAAGCTGGTTTGACTAATACTTTCGCAAACGCAAATGCAAATGACTTATCAAACGAAGCATTAAGATCAGGTTTTGTTGGTAGATTAGCTGGTATGCCTGTCTTTGAAACTTCAAACATTGCTAATACTGGTAATGCTGGAGATTACAAAGGTGGTGCGTTCCACAGAGATGCACTAGCAATTGCTATGATGCAAGATGTTAAAATCGAAACTCAAAGAGATGCTTCTCTTAGAGCAGACGAGATTGTAGCAACTTCAGTATATGGTGTTGGAGAAATCCATGATTCATATGGTGTTGAGTTACATTTTGATTCATCAATCCAATAATAATTGGATACTTTGTGAGGGTGGGAAACTGCCCTCGCAACTAACTTAGGAGAATAAAATGGTAAAATTAGTATTATCAAATGAAAAAATGGTTACTTTAAAAAGAGGTAACAAAACAATCACAAGAAGTGAATTAGATTATCAAACTAATAAAGGTATGTATGATTTTAGAGGTTTTAAACTAGAACAAGATGTTGTAAAAGAAGTTAAAGAAGTTACTTTAGAAAATGTAGTACCTTTAAAAAAGAAACGAAAAACAAGGAAGAAAAAAGATGAACAAGTGGATTTGGAAACAAACTAGAAAATGGTCAAAATGGGTTTGGAGAAAAAGCATTAATAATCCAATGTACTCTATACCTTTATTAATAATAATTTCTTATTTAATTTGGAAGTAAATTATGGCTAATTATACAGGTGCAGATGTTATTAACACATCAGATGTTTTAAAGTATCAGCCAGATGCTTTTGACTTTGGTATATCTACAACTGCTACAGAAACAGTTAATTTTTTAGCACAAACTACTAATGATATTTTAAGAGCATTAAGAGTTGAGTGGTGGCCTGTATATAAGACAAATATATTTACAGATATTACAGTTCTTAATACTGCTGAAATGGTTAATACAAAAGTTAATCTAGATCAGTTTGAGCGTGCTGGTGTTTATTTATTTCTTGGAAGATTTTATTTACCAGCATTAACTAAGTTTAGACCAGAAACAGAAAAAGATAGATTTGAAAGAATGCAAGAATATTACATGAGCCAATACAATATTGAATGGAGAATGATATTAGAAGATGGTGTTGAGTATGATGTAGATTCTGATGGAACTATTATCTCTAATGAAAGAGAGCCATTACATGGGTTTAGAAGATTGACTAGATAATGGCTTTAGATATTAAAATCAAAACTAATTCAAAAGCTATACAAAAAAGATATTCAAGAATACAAAGAAAATTTAAAAGCATAATTGAAAAGGGGATACTACAAGGTGGTTTCCAATTATTAGATATTATTAGAACTAAAACTGCAAAAGGTATTGATTTTAGAGATAGACCTTTTTTGCCATATTCTTCAGGTTATTTAAAAAGACTGCAAAAAGAAGGTAGATCAACAAAAATTGATTTGTTTTATTCTGGTAGAATGATGGGTGCTTTAACACCTGGTCCAAAAACAGTAAAAAAAACAGGAACAAATAAAATTTCATTAGGATTTAGTAATTCTCAAATGACACAAAGAGCATTATTTAATCAAGTATTAGGTAAAAATAAAAGAGAATTTTTTGGTTTTAATGATAGAACAGCAGATATAATAAGAAAACAATTTAATAGATTTGTTGCGAAAGAGTTTAGGAAAGCAAGAATATGAGTGTTAGAGAAAACATAGCAAGTAATTTATTGTCAGTTATATCTGCTATATCTAGTCCAGATATTAAAAAAGCAACTAGGCAACCTTTCCAATTAGATGAATTATCAGAACAACAATATCCAGCAGTAATAGTTCAAACATCAGAAGAAAATAGAGATGATTCTGAATTAGGTAGTGGTGCTAAAACTAGACATGGTACGATAGACTTTGTAATACTAGGATTTGTTAAAGGTGCAGAAGCTAATATTGATACTAAAAGGAATCAATTAATTACAGCTATTGAAACTGCATTAGAAACTGATATTACTAGAAATGGTAATGCGCTTGATACAGAAGTTGTTCAAGTAGAAACTGACGAGGGAAGTTTATTTCCTGTTGGTGGCATTAGAATGACAATAAGATGTATGTATGAATATCAATCAGGAACACCATAATGGCTAAAGCAGATCAATTAATAGACAAAGTAGAAAGTAAGCTAGATGATGTTGAAAAGCTAGTAGATGAAATTTCTTTAATGATTATGGATTGTAGAAAAAAAATAGATAATTACAAAGAGGGAGAAAGTATAGAAGATTTTCCTGAGTTAGATGAGTTCAATGAACTTGACGAAGAAGAAGAAAACTAATAAAAGAGCATTATGGCTAAAGATATTAAATTATATAAAGGTAATTCAGAGATCATTATAAATGAATCTAACCTTGAACATTTTTTAAGTTTAGGCTATAAGCAAGAAAAAGAACAACAACAATCTAAAAGTAAAAAGGATAAGAAATGGCAACACATCACGGAAAAGAAGGAGTTGTAACAGCTGGTGGAACAGCAGTAGGGGAACTTACTAGCTTCACACTTGAAACAACAGGAGATGTAGTAGAGGATACAGCTTTAACAGATGCAACTAAATCATTTGTTGCTGGAAGAACATCATTCTCTGGTACTTTAGAAATGCACTTTGACGAAACAGATACACCTCAAACAAGCTTAGTTGCTGGTGCTTCAATCTCATTTATATTACTCCCAGAGGGTAATGCAAGTGGCGACAGAAGTTTCTCAGGAACAGGAATTGTTACAGGAATGTCAGTTAATAACTCAATGGACGCAATCGTTTCAAGAACTGTTACTTTTCAAGGAACTGGCGACTTAACTATAGGAACTGTATAATCCTAATTTATGTCAGTTATTGATAGAGTTAAATCTCATTTTGAAACTCTTAAAACTATCACTATTGAAGTTAATGAGTGGAAAGACGAGCATGGTAATCCGAGTGTATTTTATTCAGAGCCATTAACCCTTGAAGAAAAAAACATAATCTTTAAGAAGTCTAACAACTTTCAAGATTTAACTATTCTTGTAGATTTGCTTATAATGAAGTTGCAAGTCAAAAATGATAAAGGCGAAATGATAAAAGCCTTTAGCCCAGAAGATAAATTTGCACTTAGAAAAAAAGCGGATTCAAATGTTATATCTATTATTGCCAATCAAATACTTTTAGACACTAATTACGCAGACGCAGAAAAAAAGTAGATAGCGACCCAGATGTTAGGTCGCTGTTAGTTATTGCAGAACGATTACATCTTACAATTCAACAAGTTCTTGATATGCCTGTTAGCCATTATAATCTTTGGTTAGCTTACTTGAAAAAAGAGCAAGAACAGTATAAAACAAGTCAATCACTAGCAGAAGCAAAGAAGTTTAAATAATGACACAAAAACTAAATATAGACATAGTAGCACGAGATAAATCCAAACAGGCTTTAAATGGTGTTCAAAAATCTTTAGGAAGATTAAAAGATTCTGTATTCAATCTTAAAAATGCTTTTTTAGGCTTAGGTGCTGGGCTTGTTGTTAGAAATTTAGTTAATACAGGAAAACAATTAGAGAATTTAAGAACTAGATTAAAGTTCTTACTTAAAGATACAAACGAGGGTGCAAAGGCATTTGAGAACATGACTAAGTTTGCATCTAAAGTGCCTTTCTCACTTGAGGAAATACAAGCTGGTGCTGGTATTCTTGCAACAGTAACAGATAATGCAGATGACTTACAACAAATGTTAGAGATAACAGGTAATGTTGCGGCTGTAACAGGATTAGATTTTAGAACTGCTGGAGAACAAATACAAAGATCATTTAGTGCTGGTATAGGTGCGGCAGACTTATTTAGAGAAAAAGGTGTTAGAAATATGCTTGGCTTTAAAGCTGGTGCAACTGTATCTATTGAAGAAACAGTGGAAGCGTTTGAAAGAGTGTTTGGTAAAGAGGGTAGGTTTGGAAAAGCTACAGATGAATTAGCAAATACTTTTGAGGGAACTCTATCAATGATTGGAGATAAAGTTTTTAATTTTAAGAAAGTATTATTAGAAGCTGGATTTTTTGAAGAACTTAAAAATCAATTTGGAGATTTAGATACATTTTTACAAAATAATGCAAAACAATTAGACCAAATAGCAACAGCCATAGGAAAGAATTTAGCAAATGCAATAATTGGTGCTGTTAAATTAGGAAAAGATTTAGTTCCATTTTTAACAAAAGTTAAAGATCAATTAGTAGGATTAAAAGAAACATTTGATACTTTACCAGCAGTAATGAAACAGGCTGGTATTATTGGTGCTTTAATGCTTGGTAAAAAAGGATTTTTAGGTTTAGCTTTAATTTTAAAAGCAATAGAAAAAGCAGATGAGTTTGGAGAAAAATTTGGCGATAAAGGAATAAAAGTAAAAATTGAACCATTTGAACATGAGTTATCAGGAAATAGTCAAATAGCTGAAAGAAATAAATTAATTAATGAAACTGCTACAGCCATAAAAAAAGCAACAGCAGAAGAAAAAAGATTAACAGAAGAATTTTTAAAAACTCAACAACCGATACATGATATTATTCACGATATGTCTATCGAGTTGCCATCAGCTTTTGAAAAAGCAAAAGGAGAAGCGTTTGATGGATTTAAAGAGGGCTTAACATCAGCACTTGATGTTTCAACATTTGATAGATTTAAAAAGGTAGGGGAAGATTCTTTAAAAGCGTTAAAAGATTCATTAACTGATTTTATAATGACAGGTAAAATTAGTTTCCAATCTTTAAAAGAAGTTATTATAAGATCATTAGTTGAAGCGTTAGTAGGTTCGGCAGTTCAATCAGCTATTAAAAAGGCTTCTGCATTATTTAAAATGGAAGCTATTAAAAAAGCTATGATTTCAGTTTATGAGGGTGCATTAAAAACTTTTGCTTCTATACCTTTTCCATTTAATATAGCGGCGACAGGGTTAGCCATTGGTGCTGGAATGAAACTTGTAGATAAAATTAAAGGATTTCAAAAAGGTGGTGCAGTATCAAAAGGTCAACCAATTTTAGTTGGAGAAGGTGGTCCAGAATTATTTGTACCTAACCAAACAGGACAAATTACACAAAATGCTAGAGGAACAAATGGTGGTGCTACAACAGTTAATTTTAATATTAACACAGTAGATGCTTCTGGTTTTGAAGATTTACTATTTAGATCAAGAGGAACTATATCAGCATTAATTAATCAAGCTGTTAATGAACAAGGTAGAGAGGCAGTAGTATAATGTCAGGTGCTTTTCCAATATCAACTTCTGCGTTCTCAACAATGGGAATTAGATCATCTCAAAATACAATTATCTCATTAACAGATAGTGGTAAAAAATTATCAAGACAAATAGATGGTCAAAGATTTGGATTTACTGCAAAAATTATAACTGCAAAAAGAGATGAAGTTTATGGATTGCTAATGGCTTTTATAATGAAACAAAGATCAGGCAAAGAAAATTTTACAATAGTTCCACCAGAATTAAAAAATGCCAAAGGACATGAGAATGGAACAGTACAAGTTGATGGCGTACACTCTGCTGGAGATACTACTATTGATATGGACGGATTTGCTCATGATGGCACAAAAAGATTTAAAGCTGGAGATTTTATAAAATTTGCTAACCATTCAAAAGTTTATATGGTAATTGAAGATGTTACAGCTTCAAGTAATTCAGCAACAGTTACAATAGAACCACCATTAGTATCTAGTCTAGCAGATGATGAGGTAGTAACTTATGATAATGTACCATTTACAGTATATTTAACAAATGATATTCAAGAATTTGGAACAGTAGGTGCTAACGCATCTGGAGATTTATTATATCAGTTTGAATTAGATGTTGAAGAAGCACTATAAATGACAAAATATTTAGTAAGGCATTATGTTACTGCTGACTTTCTCGCAGAAAAAGTAGTAGATGAATCTGAAATTGATTTAGAAAAAAACAATTTAAAACAAAATACTATTCCAGATGGAAGTTTTAGCTTTATTATGGTAGAACAAAGCGAAAAACTAATAAGAACAACCTACGAGAAATATGACGAGAGCCTTAACAACAGCAGTAAAGAACCAACTAGCAACAAATGATATAAGACCAGTTCATCTTATTAATATCGGTTTTAGTACTCCTATTAATTTAACTGATTGTTCTTTTCCTTTAACTTCTTCAATATCTGGTTCAGCAGTTACATATTCTGCAAGTGATTTTATATTAGATATATCTAGCTTTAATGAACAAACTGATATTACTAAAGGTACATTAAACCTAACTTTATCTGGTGCTAATACAGTTTATATTGCAGTTGTACTTAATGAGAATGTAATTAATAGTGATGTAACTATTTATAGAGGAATATTAAATAGTTCAAATACACTTATTGCAGACCCTATATTACTTTACAAAGGAACAATTGAGGGTTTTGATATAAATGAAAACAAAACACAGAGTTTATTAAATTTAAAAATTGTATCTCATTGGGCAGACTTTGATAAAAAAGCTGGTCGTCAAACAAATCATGCTTCTCAAAAAAGATTTTTTTCATCTGATAATGGTATGCAATATTCAGCAAAAGTTGTTAAAGAATTGAAATGGGGTAAATAATGAAAGATATTATTTCACTTTATCGTAACTTTGATTTTTACAATTATTTAACAGATGAAGATTTAGAAAGTAACTTTGAGCCAAGTATAAAATTAAATCAGTACAATAAACATTTTAAAGATAATAAACTAATAGGTTTTACTAATTGGGCTTTTCTATCAGATAGTAATTTACAAAAATTTAAAACAACAGGAATTATAGAACTATCAGAATGGAATAGTGGAAATAACCTTGTATTTGTATTTCTTATAGCTTTAAAAAATTTAAGAAATATTTTCTATTGGTGTATAAACAAATCTAAAGAATTTATTAATATTAACAAAGACTTTACATGGTTAAGAATACAAGATGATAAAGTAAAAAGAATTATAACAAGGCGTATATAATGGGTGGTGTATTAAGAACTATAAAAAAAGTTGTTAAAAAAGTTGTAAAAACTGTTCTTAAAGTTGTCCAAAAAGCTATACCTTGGTTGAACCCATCATTTCCTAATTATCCAGAAAGTAATTTTGGAGATTCTCCAATGGATTCATATGAAAAAGGGCTTTTAATAAATAAACAATCTAATGACGCAAATATTCCTGTAATTTATGGAGAAAGATTAATCGGTGGAACTAGAGTATTTGTAGAAACTGGTGGAACTGGTACATTATCAAATAGATATTTATATGTTGCACTTGTTTTATCAGAGGGAGAAATAAATTCAGTCGAACAAATATATATAAACGATAGATTAATAAATTGGGACGGAGCATTAACTCATGGCTCAGTAAGAGCAACAACTCGTGGTTCTAAGAACTATTATATTAAAAGAAGTTATAAAGATTTTTCTTTAGTTCGAGCACAATGTTTTATGGGTAAAGAAAATCAAACTTCATCATCATTATTATCAGAAGCATCAGGGTGGGGTTCTAATCACAGATTAAGAGGACTTGCCTATATTGGTTTTAGATTTAGATATTGGAATGGTTATTGGGAACAAGGGATTCCAAGAATTAAAGTAAAAGTAAAAGGTAAAAAAGTAACAACTTATAATTCAAGTTTGGTTGAACAAACTCCATCTTTCTCTAATAATCCAGCTTGGTGTATTTTAGATTATTTGACAAATGAAAGGTATGGAAAAGGACTTGCAACAACAGATATTGATTTGCAAAGTTTTTATGATGCGTCTATCGTTTGTAACACTCAAGTAACTCCTTATAGTGGTGGTAGTAATATCCAAATTTTTGATACAAATTATGCCTTAGATACTGGTAGAAAAATAATTGAGAATTTAAGGGAAATGATTAAAGGTTGTAGAGGCTATCTTCCTTATACACAAGGTAAATATAAATTAATTATTGAAACAACAGGCACAGCTTCAATCACACTAACAGAAGATAATATTTTAGATGGATATGTATTGTCTAGCCCAGAAAAAAATTCAAGGTTTAATAGGGTTATCGCTTCATTTGTTAATAAAAGTAAAGACTATCAAATAGATCAAACTCAATGGCCACCTCGTAATGATAGTGGGCTACCAAGTGCAGACCAATTTCAAAATATGAAAACAGAAGATGGTAATGTTTTATTAGAATTAAAAGCAGATTTTCCTAGCATAACATCAGTTTATCAAGCACAAGAAATGGCAGAAATTATTTTAAGAAGATCAAGACAAGCATTAGGATTACAATTAACTGCTGACTTTAATGCTTATGATCTAGCCATAGGGGATATTGTAAATATTACACACGCATCATTAGGTTTTAGTTCAAAACCATTTAGAGTTTTAGGAATAACTTTTAATGAAGAATATACTATTGACCTAACTTTAATAGAACATTCAGATTCCATATATACTTGGGCTTCTAAAGATGAAGAAGAAGCAGAGCCAACAACAAACTTACCAGACCCATTTGATAGTACAATTGATTTAACTACTGTAGTTGGTTTTATGAATTTATCTGACACTATTGTTGAATATAATGATGGTGTAATAATAACAAAATTATTAATTGATTTATTACCATTAAACGAATCATTTACTATTAACTCTGAAACAGGATTAGAAGATGACCCACCAGATACTTTCTATGAATATTTTGAAGTAGAAATATCAGAAGATGGAACAAACTTTTCTTTAGTTGGCAGAGGAAATCAAGCAAGATTTGAAGTTTTAAATGTTAAAGATGATGTTACTTATACTGTAAGAGTTAGATATGTTAATATTGTTGGAGAATTTTCAGAATATATAACACAAACACATACCATAGTTGGTCAATCTGCACCACCAAGTAATGTTGAAAACTTTTCAATAAATGTTGTAGGAGATCAAGCAATATTAAGTTGGGATGCAGTTACAGATTTAGACTTGTCTTATTATGTTATCAAACATAATTCTAATACTACTGGTGCTACTTGGATAAATTCTAAAACAATAATAGATAAAATTGGACGACCAGCAACTACTGTTACTGTTCCTTTTTCTAAAGGTACTTATTTAATTAAAGCAGAAGATAAGAGAGGAAACCAATCACTTAAAGAAACTTTAATTGTTTCAACTATTGAAACACTTAATTACACATTAGAAACTACCATAAATGAACACACTGCATTTTCTGGTACTAAAACAAACGTAGAAGTAGTTTCAAAAAATTCAGTTAATCATCTTGGTTTAACTGCAACAGGAACATTAGGTGTATCAACAACATCTGTTCCAAGTTCAGGTACTTATGAATTTTCAAACACAATTACATTACCAGCAGTATTTAAAGCTAAATTTGAATCTAATGTTTTGCAAATTGTAGAAGATGTTGCTAATTACATTGATGCTGGACGACCAGATAGCACAACTTTAATAGATAGTGGTTCTCCAGACCCTTTTGATGGCAAAACAGTTCAGAATAGTAACACAATATTACAAATATCTACAAGTGATGATAATGTTACTTTTAGTGCTTTTAAAAATTTTACAACAGGAGAGTTTTCAGGTCGTTATTTTAAATTTAAGGCATTATTTACTTCTGCTGATCAAGATTCAAGAACTCTAGTTAATACACTTTCTGTTACAGCTAGTTTAAAAGAAAAAATAGAATCAGGTGCAGATATATCTAGTGGAACAGGGGGCAAAGCAATTACTTATTCAAGTGCATTTAGATTAAATCCAGCAATTATAATTAGTGGTCAAAACATGGCAACAGGAGATTTTTACACAATCACAAATAAAAGCACAACAGGATTTACTATTGAATTTTTTAATTCGTCTGGTACAAGTATAGACAGAACTTTTGATTTTCAAGCAAGAGGAACAGGATAAAATATGTCACAAGTAACACAGATAGCAGTTGATAACCAAACATTCGCAACTTTTAGAACTACTTTAAACAGTAGCTTAGACGCATTAAATACAGGTCATTTAGGTTCATCAAGACCAAGTTCAGCAGTAGCTGGAACTATTTGGCTAGATAATTCTGCAACAGATACTATCGCTATGAAACTGTTTGATGGAACAGATGACTTAACATTATTTTCAGTAAATACATCAACTAACGCAATAACACTTCCTAATAATATTTCTATTACAGAAACTGACCCAAGTGCTATTCCATTTGCAATCGCTTTAGGATAAAAGGATAAAATATGGCTAACAATTTTAATGACGCACAAATAAGTTTAACAGACGCAACTTTAACAGATGTTTATACTGCAAGTAATAAATCACTTGTTATTGCTGGTACTATTTCAAATACTACAACAACTTCAATTTTAGTTAGTTTAAAAAAATATGATAACTCAGCAACTGCTGGTAAATTTATATTTGAGAATGTTCCATTACCTACAGGCTCATCTATTGAACTTCCTAAAATAGTTTTACAAGCAAGTGACAAGATTCAGGCTCAAAGCGATAGTGCTAGTGGTAATGCTGATGTTCACTTACAACTTTTAACAGATGTATCGTAATGAGTTATTTGGGCAACGCACCAGCTTTAGCATACAC